TTAAGTTTTTATCATGCCTATTAGTCTATCAATGGGGTTTTGTTTACCTCTCTTGTCAAACATACTCCTCATCCCTGTGTAACCAATATAAGAAAAACCATATAGATAAACGGAATCGCTATAAAAATTAATAAGGAGTTCTTTAATAGAAGATATTTCTATTTTGTATATAGAAGCTATTAAAAACAAAATTGGGAAAATAATTGTTTCAATGGCTACAAGCCAAAACATTTTTCTTAATAATCCAGGACGTGTTCGTCTAACATAAAGATCCTCACTTTGTATTTCTGCTCTTTTAGTTTCTTCAGTTTGCATTATATCAGTTTTAAGCAATTCATTTTGACTTTGTTGCATCTCTTTTATTAATTGAATTATCTCTGCATTATAACGCACTTTCATTTCTTCTAATTTCTGTATCTGTTCTGGTGTTGCATTTCCTGAAGTAATAGTATTTATAACTTTTTCAGCTACTTCTGCTCCTTTTTCTATTTTCTTCAAACCAAATAAGCTTGCCATCTCTTTTACAGCAGATGGTATTTTAGCAAGTATGGGTATTGCAGACAATAAGGGTAAAGGTAACATTGTTTTCTCCTTTTAATGTTTTAATTGCAAATAAAGAACAACCATTGAAAAAATTAACCCGCCCATAGCTACTAAAGCTTGAGTTCTTAATTTTTTTACATCGTCTTGAGCTTCCTTTGAGTTTTTACAAGCTGTTTTTACTTTTGGAATATTTTCTGCACAATTTTTTATTGTGTTAATATTTGCTTTTTCAAGAGAGTTTATCCTGTCATCATGATTCTCTATTTGAATCTTAAAAACCTTAATATCCGTTTTTATCTCTGCTATATCATTTTCTATTTTTTCAAGTTTTTCTAATATTTTGGCAGTTTCTGACATTTAGCTCTCCTACTTTATTATTTTATTAAACAACTTTTCGTTCTCAAAACTATTTTTACAATGTTCCTTACCAAATATAAAATCAATAAGCCTCATAAGATACTTAGCAGGTTTTCTTTTTCTATAATAAGCTAAATAATATGTCCAACTACTAACAGTCCAATCAGGTTGAGCATAAAGAACACTTCCACCCAACTGATCCAAACCAATTGCAATACTATAAAAATATTGAGCTTTATCTTTTCTAACAATACAATTAATAACAAAAATAGGCAGTGCAAATATTAAAGTTAAAATAAATGCAACTACCATTAAAAATATATTCTTAATTATGTTTTCCATAAATCCACCTGTATTTTACTGTTCTCATCACTTACTTGGTTTGCTTCCCATTTTACTTGGATACACCTCCCACTTGCTGATGGTGTTACCTCGTCATAATATACATTTACCAAATCATTTGTTGAGTCATAACTTGTGTTAGTAGTATCTATACTTAATATATCAGATATAGTTGGTCTAATTATAGCCTGTGTTGGTGCTGAGGATTGTGTTGTTGAGAGTGTTATGTCATATTTATATTTACCTTCATTATAAAGCATTGCAACTTCGTCTGCTGATAATGCTTTATTGAATAATCTAAATTGGTCAATTTTGCCATTAAAATAATCTTGAGAATAGATTCCATATCTACCAATCTTCAATGTTCCATCAGCATTAGGCAATGAAACAGAAGAAGTTAAATCCGCTACTAAAATATTATTGTTATATAGTTTAACAGATGTTCCATCTATTACTAATACTAAATGATACCATTGTCCTGTTGAAAGATTATGACTAATTGTCTCATCTAACCAATTATTAGTTCCATCATCTATGTAAAATGTATATTTCCCGGAAGTCCCATTTATACTCAGATAAAGACATGACTTTGAATTCATATCACTAAAAAATTTATGCACTGCTACAACATCGTCTAAATTACACCATAAACTAATACTTGCAGTAGTTCCTGAATGCGTGTATCCTGTATCTATATAATCATCAGTTCCATCTAAATCTATACAGCTTCCAAATTTACCACTTGTAGAATAAGCTGGTGTCCCATAGGCTGTCCCATTATAACTCCCATGTTCATCGTTTACATTGTTTTCAAATCTATAAAACAATACTTCACTTGTAGATGTTTCACCCAAAGGATTAGTAGAAGTAGGGTCTTGATATGTTTCAGTAACAGAACTAATACCCTGTGCAAGAGCTGTGTCTAAATCAATTTGTGTAGCATTCTTTATTCTGTTTCTTTGGCTTGTATTATATTCAACATAATTAGTCTTTACAACTGAAGTAGTTGTATTTGTAGTATCAACATCTAACACTATATCATCTGCATTAGCCTTGTCCTCATCAGCTGTGAAAGATAAATCCACTCTTGGTTTTATTATATATGCCTCTGTTGGTGTTGCTGTAAGAGAAAGTGAAGATATGTCTATTGTATATTTTACTGCTTGTTCAATGTATAACTGCTCTAATTCTGTATCTGTAAGATATCTATTAAATATTTGAACTTGGTCTTGAGTTAATATACTGTAAGCTGAACTTGTATAATTAATTCCTGCTACTATTGAAAGCTGTGTTAAATCAGATGTCTTAGTAATAGCTGTTATAACATCACCATTAGCTAAAGACTCCCCAAATTTTGTTAAATGGCATACAGGACTTCCACTATTCAAATTCTTGTCCCATCTTAATACAACAAAGAACCAAATACCTGTCGTTAAGGATGTAGATGGCGTTACTGAATTATCAGAAGAGCCATCTATGCTTATATTCCATTTTCCTCCATTTATTGAAAGATAATCAATTTCACCCGTTCCTGAAGAAGTATTATATTTATTAAATATTACTGTTTCGGTATTATTTGTATCAAGATTTACCCAACAAGTATAAGTTATGGCACTTGATATAGGTATTGTTGCTGTTACTCCATCAGTTGTAGAAGTATTATCTCTATGCAATCCTTGACCAAATTTACCTGTTGTATATGTTGGAGAACCAGTAACTGTTCCATTATAATTATCAGTTGTATCATTGGCATTATTTTCAAATTCGTATTTAGCAAGTAAACTCCCATCACCAAAAGGGTCTGTTGAACTTACTGTTGAATATAAACTTCTACTTACAGTTACATTATCTTTCTTCTTGTGTCCATCTGAACTATTATATACAACTACACTTTCACCATTTTTAACTAAGGTATTATCAGTCAATGGTGATTGTAATACTAAACTTGAAGATGTAGTATCAGAATGGATAGTTGCACTTTTCCTCTTAGATATCAAATGTGCATTAGTTGGAGCAGTTGTTAAAGAAGCAGAAGTTATATCAATAGTATAATCATTTGTATTTTCAGTTACAGAACTTGGTGTTACAACCTTTGTTCCATCAGTTGAGTTATAGATTACTATTGTATCATGTGGTTTTATTATAAGAGATTGTTCATTGTATAAAGTAGAGACTTCATCAGCAGTTAGAGCACGATTAAAGATTTGAAATTGGTCTATTTTGCCATTCAGATATGCTCCTGAAGAAGCACCATCCCTACCAATAATTATTGGTGCAGTTCCATTACTTAGGGCAATAGTAGAAGTTAAATCAGCCACTAAAGAATTGTTCACATATAATTTAACAGATGTTCCATTTATAACATACACAAAATGATACCATTGACCAGTTGATAGATTATGTGCTATTGTATCATTTAACCATGTAGAAGAACCATCTTCTATGAAAAAAGCATATTGTCCTGCTGTTCTATTAAGTCTTATATGAACTCTATAAGAATATGCACTTCCATTATAATCAGAAAAGAAATCTTGAACAGAGCTTATATCATCCAGATTTGCTAACCAACTAACTGTTACTTGACTACCTTGATGAGTATATCCAGTATCAACATAATCATCAACACCATCAAGGTCTATTGCTCGGCCAAATTTACCTGTTGTGTAGGCTGGTGTGCCGTATTCAGTTCCATTATAGTTTCCTAATAAATCTGTCGCATCTCCATCTAACAAGTATTTAAGGATTAATGAGCCATCTCCAAATGGGTCAGTTGATTTAACCAATCCTTCATTCCATTTATCTATAACCAAACTTGTTGCAGTTGAACTTGAATTAACTGATAATGGCGAATAATCTTTAGTTTGAACTCTATATTTTACCCAATCCCCATCACCAGCATCTTGATTTTGTTGGCTTGTTACAATATAATCAGTATTATTTGAAGCTATATATTTATTATTAATTATATCACCCATTATTTAACCTCCTTAATTATTTCTGCTATTTTTTTCTGTCTATCAAGAAGTTTATCTATTAATCCAATACCTTCTTCTTGAAACTGTAAATCCATTCTTGTTTCTGTATTAGTATATTTATCTAATGCATATTCTATAATTTCTTTATCTTCTATATTTAAATTATCTTTATTAAAATCAGCTTCATATAATCTTTTAATCATACTTAATAGAAGAAATATCATTTTTGCATTATCAGCTATACTATCTTCTGGGTCAAATACCTCTTCATTAATATTTTTTCTTATTTTACCTTTTTTACTATCAATTTCTTCTAATTCTTGTTTATAAATTTTTTTTATCTTAACTCCATTTCTTTTAAATGTTTCTTTATATTTCATAATTGCCTCCTTTTAAGCAACTTCATCAAAATTATCTTCTATATATGTTGAACCTTCCCAAAGTAAAGCGTCATCAGTTGATATCGCTACATATAAAACTGTAAAAGTTATAGTAGCTCTTGAATATAAATAACCTTGTTTTGTTGCTTCTATTGTATATGAAACAGTATGGTCTACTCCATCTGTAATATTACCAGTTGTAATATTTATAGTATCACCGCTTATACTTATACCATCTATTAAACTATCAGAGCTAATTATTGTATATGTTGCATTACTATCATAATTGCTTATTGTATGTGTTCCTGAGCTATTTTCATTTATGTTTAAAGTAGTTACTGTTGGTTCATCTAATTGCCAATCACTTATATCACAAATAGCTATCCACCATGTTGTATCATCATTTGTTGGTGTATGATTTAAATTGCTATCTTGAGTTGATATCCACAATTTATCATTATATTTTACTGATTGACCAATAGAATAAGTAGTGGTTGAATTCCAATCACCTTGATAACCACCACTTGCTACTATTGTTTGAATATCTGATTTAATTGTTTCACAATCAGTTTTTATATTATTAGCTTCATTTTTATAGTTTTCAGCTTCAGAAGCACTACTTGAAGCATTAGTAGCAGCAGTTTCAGCATTATCTTTGTTATTTTCAACCTCAGTAGCAAGTGTATTAGCATTTGGTTGTAAATCATTCTTTAACCATTCGAAGAAATTTTTAACCTTTTCATCAAATGTGCTTTCATCTTCACCTAATTGTGGTAGATCTGGAGCAGCTGGTATTTGAGTCGCCATCTATATCACCTCCTGGATTTCTATTTCATATTTTAAGTATTGATATTGTTCTTGAGGGACTTCAGGTAATTCTTTAAGTAAACCATACCGAATATATGTTTCTTTATAATCAATATTTTTAGCAGGCACAAAAAGCCAAAATTCGTCCCTATATTCTTGTGCAAGTTCAAAAAATGTTTCATATTCGCTTTTAAGAGAAAAAACTGGATAAGATTTATTCCTTAAAACTGTTCGTTTAATTATTATGGGAGCACCATTAAGAGCCTCTTTTCTAATAGAAAAATCTTGAGGTTTATCCTTTAATCCCCATTCTGCATTTCCTATTTTATATACTAAACCAGACATCAATAACCCTATGTATGCATTGGTCCCAGAAGGATAATTTAAAGTAAATTCTATCGATGCATCGGGATAAGCCTGCTCAAGTAAATGAATATATCTATCTTTATTAGTTATCCTCGAATGAAACCAATTATAATAACTGCCAGCAGTAATTAAACTGATAGTGTCCTCACTATAAACTACATTACCATCTGAATCCTTTATTGCTAAATCAGTAATAGTAGGGCAACCAACATTTATAATTGCGACTCCACCAACCCAGGGGATACCAGTTGCTTTCACCTTAGCTGTTTCTTGGTTAGCTTTAGCAAGTTTTCTTGGATGCTTATCAATCATGTTTTCAGCAGGAAAACTGCTACTTTCAATATCTGATCCAGTTGAAGGATCCACCATCTCAACTGCATCAATAAGATTTTTAGGTATTATCCACATTATTCAACTCCAAAAAATTTGACCTTGCCCTTTTACTGTAGTCTCAGCTTCTTTAAAATTTAATTCTAATTCAATAATTTGAACCCAATTATCTTGACTTGTATCAACTATACCTTCAGCCTCTATCTTTATTACTTTACCTATATCTGATAGACTTAAACAGATATCAGGAAGTTTTATCTCAACCTGGTGTAAGTTATTTAAAGTATGTTTGTCTGTTAAGACTGTATTAATATTGCTATCAAAGTAATCATAAACAGTAATATCTTTTATTTGACCAACGCTATAGCCAGTATCCACTGTTACAACAGCTTCATTTGCCTCTACTCTTTGAGGATTTTGAACTGATTCTCTTTTTGCCCAGGTGGCCTTAAATTGCTTGACTATATCATTATAAGATTTGCCAAGATTATCTTTTAAAATATCAAATTCAGTCTTGGTAATAGTAGAAACAGCTTCACTAAAACTTTTACATTTTGCTATTAGCTTTAAAATTGCCGAAGTAGAGCTAATATTATCAATCAAGAAGAAATGATTAGCGTATTCACAGGCTTGGCTTAAAAACTCGATTATATTTATCTGTTGATTTGCAAAATAATTAATTAAAACTGATTGAGCAAAGGAAGTATCTATTGTTAAACCAAGTTTACCTGCTACAAAAGTGGCCACATCTATTATAGAAGAATCAGAAGTGTTAATATCCATTGTAACAGTGCCAACAGGAGAGGCTGATAGAGTAAATGTTCCATCTGGATTGACAGTCTTACTTACTACTACTCCATCATCATATACATTTCCAAGAGTTCCATATGCAGCATGATATTTTAAATTAACATCATCTAACAGTAATGGCTCTACAAATCTACATTTACCAAACCCTCTATAATAAACTCTATTTGTAAGATTATTTAAATCAGGTGCACTATCAAGAAGTAAAGTTTCATATTCTTCTGTTCGTAATAAAAAAGTAACACTTATTTCGTCATCATCTACTATTGCTGCTTTACCACTAAATAGCTTCTCATCTGTGCTTTCATAATATAAATTTATATCAAATACTCTATTGCTTAAATCAAAACCACTTAAATAATTCTTATCTATTTGAATCTGGCATTCATTACTTTTAATATAACCGCCATTTAAAGAATAATTTAAGTTTCCAATCTCAATTACTGCTGCATCATACCATCTATTGCTTTTTTCAACTCCAGTAGCAGATAAATATGCAGTTGTGCTCCCTTGAGTTAGGTCTAAATAAATCATTAAAATACTATCCTTCTAATTTTATAGTATTTAGTATTAATGACTTTCTCTCCAAAATCAAAAATTTCATCTGTTTGTGGCTCAATAAGTTTTATCTGTAAATCTCCATGCACTTTATCTTTACATAATAAAAGATTGATAGCATGAGCACCAAATAAGCCTGTGAATGACGAATTTTTAAATAGATTTATCTCAATAACAGCAAGACTTAAATTACCATAACCACATTTTCTAAACTGACATTTTAATAATTGAGCAAAGTCATCACAATCTCGTCTCTCAGCAATATACGAATATCTATCAACATTGCTGAAATTTAAAAATTCTCTAACCTCTTCTATATAAGGTATTTTATAAATAGAATCGCTTAAATGGATTTTATTTATTAACCATTCATATCTATAGTTTATAGGAAGCATAGAAAATACTTTTTCTTTTAAACTGATACCAGTAATTTCTTCATAACTTGAATAATTTAATTTTGGTGGAGCAGGGTTTAGATCATTAATGATTTTACTTATATCTATTTTGCTTAAAGCTTCATTCCATCTATTAAAATCATCAAGAGTGAAAATATTGTAATGCTTAAAAGCTTCTATTACAGAATTATATCCTATACCCTTATAAAATTTCTTTTTTATTAAGTATAAAACATATGCAATTGCAGGGAATTGAGGAGCAATTTTAGTTAAATCATTCTCAAGGGCATGATTAAGCTGTTGCTGATGAATACTTCTCATAAAAGGATTTTCATCAGTTGCTTTATATTTACTCAAAATCTCTGCTATTGTCATGCACTTAACCTCTCTAATCTATCTAATTGTGATTTTACCTGCCTACCATCAAGCTTTACTTCAGCTTTTACATTTACATCTGTTTTTTTATTCTTGATATCTCTTAATAACATTATAATTTCATCTGCTTGTTGTTTTGTTATAGAAGGTCCAGCAACAGAAGCACCATAGATTTTTACAGGTATAGAACCATTTTTTAGAGGAATTACTGCTTCAGGTCCTGCTTCACCAACCTGAGCAAAAGTTCTTGATGTTACTATTCCTCCTTCAGCATACGCTGGAACTTGACCAAATGCCTCAGCTACCTTTTTACCTACCCAATAAGCTGAAGCTATTTTTTCCATTGCTGAAGTATAAACTTCAATTGCTTTATCATTTTGATTAATAGGCGTATCAACTTGAACTTTTACAGTTGCATTGTTTAGTTTGTCTAATAAATCATTAAAAATACCTACCTGCCAATCCATTTTTAATTTTGGGATAACTGTGTTAACCGTAAAAGTATCCCAATCATATTTATCATTTATAACTTTATTAATTACATTCATTTGCTCATCAGGAATAATAAAAAGCTCTTTTGGTTCAGAATTATTATATTGCTCAAAGATGTCTGCAAAATAATCTAAATCAGATATAATAGATTGTTTCTTTGCTATTGCATCAGGAGAACTTTTTAGAACCTGTTCAATATAAGCTTTGTAATCATTAGCTGCCTGGATATATTTGTTATAAAGAGATTGATATTTAGATGGATCCTTCTCAATATCAGCAATAGAAATTGATTTTAATTGGTCTCTTAAAGAGAAATATTCTGACTCGCTAAAAGATAATGCCTCAGTAGGCTTAAAAATACTATACTGAATACTTCTTTTTAAATCTTCTGATTGAGATTTTAATGTTTCAAATATGCTTATAACATTATTTCTAATTGTTTCTGCTTGCTCTGCTAAAACATTATTAATCTCTATTTGTCTTGCTTGCTCTAAATTGACTAATGCAGTTGCATCCCCGACTTCCTCAAGAGTTTTTCTCCATTCATCATATTTTTTGTTAATATCATACAACTGCTTCTCAACATCACTCATTCCATAAGTGGCCAAAGTATAATTTATAGAATCGGTTATAGAGGAAGTTGCTTGTTTTTTAAGAGCATCTTTCTGTAGCTGGTTCCATTGACTTAATTTAATCCCTGCATCTTTTGCTGCTTGAAAAATATTAATAATCTCTGGTGGTAAATTTAAATCTATACCTTCATCCCATAATTTGAATGCTTGTTTTATTAAATCATCAGTTATTTCAAGTCCTGGATAAAGATTTTTGTCCTTAATAACTCCTTTAACAAGCTCTAATCCAGCCCTGATAAAATCATTTGCCATAGATTCTGTTTGTTGATCTATGCTTAGAATATTCTTCTGATAATCACTTAGTCCATAAGTATCTATATACTCGTTTATTTTATCCCAGGTAGGTTTTATTGTATTTAAAATGTCAATAGTTCTTGCTAAACTTAAATTGGTATTTTCAACAACAACTCCTAAATTTCTCAACCTTTCAGCTAAATCATCCCATTTATTATTAATATCATACAATTGCTTCTCATATTCAGACATTGAAGAAATATTTATAGTTTCGTCTATTGAAGCAATAATCTCATCAACTAAATCAAGATAACCGCTTATTGATTTTAACTCATCAAGAGTATAGCCTAACTTATTAAGCTGCTCCTCTAACTCATCAAGACTTGAAACATTTAAATCTATCCCTTCAATATCTTTATAAACATCGTAAAGATTGTTTGTTACTGTTTCATTTATGTAATCAGCTACTTCTGAATACTTAGTTGCAAGTAACTGCTTATTTTCATCTATTAAATTATTAAAAGTTTCTGCATAGGCATTGTAAAACGCCATTGAAGTATTCTCTGCTAATCCCTTAAAAATATCCTCTGCCTTTTTAAGTTTCCCACCAACAGAGAAATCCAATACAACATCAATATCCTGTAAAATTTGCTCATATTTTTGCTGTAATTCTTCAGGAAGAGTTCCTAAAACATTATCAAGAGCATTACTAAACCCTTGTGCTATGGAATTTATTAATTCAGTAGCTTTTTCAGGGAGCTCTTTCTTTAATCGTTCATCATCTGAACCTTTCAAATATCTAAAGTTTTTCTTTGAAAATCTATAATCACCTGTCCAATCAAAACTATCAATCCCTACAATCCCTTGACCAGGAACATATTTAACTGTATCAGATACATCAAAGTATATTTTAGGTGATTTCTTCTTACCTCCAAATAATCCACCTGCTATAGAACCTAAAATAGACCCCACAAGACCACCTATTGGACCGCCAACAGCCCAACCAGCACCGCCAAGAATGGAGCCCCCTATTGAAGTTGTGGTTGAGTTTGTCCCAAATAGCTTTGAATAAATATTGCCAATAAATGCTCCTGCTGCTGCTCCGCCAAAAGCATCACCAAGAGTTGTCCAGGCACTTTCTGACATTATCCCTGAACTTGTTTGAAAACCTAAAACTGGATCATAAGCAGCAGTTATTCCAAGTTTTGAGCCAAGAGATTGCCAACCAACCATATGACCCAGTCCACCAGTTATAAACGATTTCGCAGCTGAATAAACATTTGATAAACTGCTTAACCCAAAACCACCTGTGGTTCCTGCACCGCCACTGCTTACACCTGCTGCATATCCTATGGAAGGTAAAAATCCAACCATTGCCATTCTTGTAGTGCCAGCCATCCAAGCACCTACCATTTGGGCAACAGTGTCTTTGAATAGATTTTTAATACTATCAAAATTAACCTTAAGATGCCTTACCCAATCCGAGAAAATATCTTGGAGGTTATCAAAGGAATGCTGCCAAATTTGCTGAATATCTTTAGTAAGCTGATCAACTGATTCTTTTATTTTTTTAGTTGATTCTTTGGTTTTTTTTGATGTTTTATCAAAATATTCAGGAAATTCGGCCTTAACAACCTCTTCTTTTAGATTTGCAAAACTTTCTCCCCATGCTTCTGTGTCTTTGACAAGTTGATCATAATAATTCCTATAATATTCATCATACCCGAGAGCTTTCCTAATCTCCTCTTCTCGTTGTTTTATCCACTTTGATAAATCTTCAATGGCCTTTTTTGATTCATTACTAATATTTTTTATATTCTTCCCTGTTTTTTCAAGATTTTCATTTAATTTTTTTGTCTTTTTTATTGATGGATCAAGAAATTTATCAAAACCATCTTTAAAATTAACAAGATTTTTGGTTTCCTCTGTTAATTTATTTTCTTCTTTTTTAATTTCATTAACAGTTCTTGTTGTAGATAATATATTTTGCAATATTTCATTTATTAATCTTTGTTGATTATCAAAACCAACTAACAGCCCAAATGCTTTTGAGCTTCTAACCTTTAAGATTTTGTTCTCTAACCATAATAAAAACTCTGCAAACCATTTTTTTACACTTAAATAAGCTCCTTTCAGTCCTATTAAAAAAGATTTAATTACATAATATGATTTACCTAAAATCTTAACAGGCAAAAACAAAGTTTCTTTTAAAATAGCAGCCATATTTGCTATATTTTCTTTCTTTTTCAACATTTCATCAAGATATTTATTAGCAGCTTTCAAACTTTCTATTGTTTGTTTATATACTTCAGTTTTCACAACAGCATTTCTAAACTGAAACCATTTATCTTTTATCATTCCAATTTGTCCTGCTATTGTGTTAACAGATCTTTTACTTGCATCTCTAAATTTAGAAAAAGGACTTGTGTATGCTTCAATGAGCATTTTTCTTGTTTCTTCAGCAGAATAATGCACCCCAGCCTGAAAGCCAAGCATAGCACTTATTCCACGCTCCCTAAACATATCAGCTGCTGCAGCTCCTGCTGAATACATTCTTATTATTTGCCCCGTTGTTTCTTCAACAGAAAGCCCAGATACAACTGCAAGATCATCTATTATTTTGAGATATGTTAGCATTTCTTTCTGAGGATTTTTTAGGACACCTGAAAGAGATGTCGCAGCAGCCATTAATCTATTATATTCTGTTGCTGAGTGAGTTGCATATTGAGCAATTTGGGAAAACATCTGATTTGCTTTTTGTTGAGAACCAAGCAAAACTTCAAGCCTGATTTTATACCTTGTTGCTTCTTCACCTGCATCAAGAAAACTTTTACTGAGTTCAGAAATCTTTGAAGTTAATGATGTTATTGCTTTGTAGCTAATAGCTACATGAGCCATTTGAGTTAATCTTTTAAAAAATCTATCAGCATAAGATTGGGTATTAATAACAGTCTTATTTAGGTTCTTAAATCTATTATCAATACTTTTTAATGTTTGAGAAACTTCATCAAGAACTGATATTTTTACTGATAGATTTTCCACTTGTGCCATAGTTTCCTCTTGACTTTTTAACTACTTACAGTTAAAATAGTTACATGGATGCAATAATATTTGCATGGCTTGTTACAAGTAAATGGTTTTGGAAAGCTGTTGGCATTATTACTGGTTTTAGTTTGATTTATTTGATTTTCCACTAACACTCTTCAAATACTCCTTTTCTAAAATTTGAATCTTAGCAAGCAAATTAGGAGTTACTTCTATCATATATAGCTTTGCCACTTTAAAAAGAGTCTGGTAATTCAAACCTATTACCCCAAACCCTCCAGCTATCCATTGAGTATTGCATAATGTCCATAAATGCCATGCTTCTTTGTTTTCAGAGAGCAACTCAGGTGGGGAAAACTCACAACCTACACAGCTTTTTTTGAAAAGTTTCTTACAATCTCGGCAATATTCTATTCTATCTTCGTCAGTTGCCCACCTGTAATATGCTACAAATTTTCTTCTTCATCCTTTGTTGCACCAAAACTTTTTTTGATAATTTCACCATATATTTCAAGAACCTCATTATAATCCATATTATCAAGCTTTTCTTGATCGCTTTTATCAGGAAAAACCATTGAAAGAACTAAATCTACAGTATCAGCGTCATTAACATTCTCACCTTTTAACAAATCAATGCTTTTTTTCTTTAACTTCTTAATCTCTTTTCTTTTAAGAGCTCTAACTTTCATCTATCCTCCTTGCTTAATAGCTTGATTTACTATTTTTAAGAGAAACTTTTACACTTGTTTCATCACTATTATCATCATAATAAGCTCTCCAATTTAATGCGACTCTTATGCCTTCTGGTCCAGATATTTCAGGTGATTTTCTTTCAAAAAGCACTTCTGGGAAATAAAACTCAAGCGAATTATCAGAATCTACTGTAAAGGTTATTTTGAGTGCTGATTCTGTTCCGTTTATAGCTTTATTTAGAAGAGTCATATCCTCAAAAAAAATAGTTAGATCACCATTAACATCAAAAAGTCCTTCTGGAAGAGCACCTCTTTTACCTTCGCTACCTATAGTATAAATAGATGTATCTAAATTAGTAGCAATATTAATTCTGCCACTTACAGCATTAGTTACACTTGTAGATGAATCAAGAATAATAGCAGCTTCAAAATTGTTAATCCTTTTAAAATCTTCTTCTGCTGGACTTGAACTATATGGAGATGTCCCTGGTGTTTCATCTTTTCCAACAAATGACATATTGGCAGTAAGTTCCCCATCACCGCCAAAATCTATCCCAAAAGAACTCATTTTTACGCCATTATACTTAAAATACTGCCCAATATCAGTAAAACCTTTATCTATAACCAGAGAAGGAATTGAATTAGGGACCTTAAATACATGTGTATATGGTGCAATCGTTCCCCCTGACCCATCATCCGTTCCAGTAGTAGCTGGAGAATTAAATAAAGCCTTTAACCAATAACCAATATTATTTATATCAAGCGGCACTATTATATCTCCACCAACATCAAGATTACCTGTAATAGGAGCAACTTTATTAAGATTTCCTCTTATTGTATTTGGGTCAGTCAAGTTTTTTGTGGCCCCTAAACTTTCACTATTAAAAGGAACTTTTATTGCATTTGATGTTGTAGGATCAGAGCCAAAACTTGACTCAAAATCTATTAAAATCTGTCCTTTGCTTCCTTTAGCTATAGTCATTTATTTACCTCCTTAACTTTTCTTAAAATTCCCATCTTTTAGTTTCATAAAGCACTACCAGCTTAATTTCTGCCATTGCTATCCTGTTCTCATGTTGGACAACTTGAAAATTTGTATAAGCAACATCAATATCGATTACTAAATTACTTAATGTTTCATTTGTTTTTATTGCATTAAACACATCTGTAACCATATCTCTCAACTCATCCATAGAATCATCTATGACCTCATATATCTCTACTGTAATAGTTAATTCTCGTTCTCTTTTGCCAATTACAGCACCATCACCTGTAAAAGTTTCATTTTTATCTTCAATAATCATTACAGGCATATCAGATGGGTTTATTTCACCAACACGCCATTGCTGGATATTAGAACCAATATCAGTGTTATATCCATTTGCAGTGCTGATATTCTTTAAGAGATCAACTAAAGCTGTTACAACTTCGCTTCTTTTACTCATATAGTTTTCCTTTTGTTAGAGTAATTTTTATTGTTCCTGTTTGCTTTATCTCAAAGACCTCATTTACAGTATATGAAACTCCATCAATCGTTATATTATCTCCAGCTTTTATCCCTGAGACATCATCTCTTACAAATTCAGCAGAAGGGACAGCGTCTATAACCATCCCTTCCTCTATTATTTCAGTCTCATTATTAAATATACACTTGATAGAGTTGCCATTATACTCAGCAGACGTGCTAAGCTCGCCATAAATAATCTTTGATACATCGCTTGAAATATTCATTTTATCCTAACAACACTTCAATGGTGTCTGTGCTACCCGCTGTTACTGTCCCCATTGCATAACCGAAGAAAACTCCATTAGTAGCATCTTTATTTATTTCACTCCCATCGAGATAAAGCTTATCCCATCTTGCAACAGCATTATCAGCAGATGCATCAACAGCTTTCACTGATAATTTAGCCACAACCCCATCTCTGATAATCACAGTAGCTCCACCATCATCATCCCTATCTGTCAAGGCAATTGCAGGAATATTGTCACCTAATACAAGAGCATCTCCACTTTCTATCCCTTCAGGAACAGAAGGTTCATAAAATGTTAATCCATCTCCTAAATTTATGTTTTGAGCCATTATTTCCCTCCTTTTATAAAATTATTTTAAATTAATTATGCACCTGGATTCTTATAAAGAGCTTTCCAGGTTACAGCTTTTGCTCCACAATCAATCCTGACTTTATACTCAACTCCATCTACTTCCCAGCCTCTTTGGGTTTCAAGTGCTGGAGCTTGTTGCCCATCAAGGAAATAAAGAGTAACAGTCTTTCCCTTAGCACCTGCAAGATACCATGCTGTTCCTGCATCATCTAATCTTCCATCAGCTACAAGAGTTAAATTGTATTTCCTCAATACATTTGGCTTGCCCTGGGCATAGTCAATGTATTGCATATTTAAAAGCTCTTCTACATCCATAAGATATTCAACAGGAACAATTATAAATTGTGGTCTTATGTGCAGCCTTCTTTTACCACCTATATCTTTCTGTCTCATCATTGCTTTTATAGCTGATTTCAACGCATCAAAAGTAGGGGCAGAACCTGAAGAAGCTAAATTAGAATGAGCAGATGCAAAAAGGTTTGTCCCATCTCCCATTTGTGGATTGTCTATCAACACTGAGTAAGCAAGATCAGCTATTTTTCTTCTTGCTGCTTCACCCATATTTTTAGGTATAACTGAAAGAGCATTCAAGTCATCATTGATAATAGTCTGTCTTGTTATTGAAAAAAGCTTTCCGTATGTTGCTATTGAATATTGTTCTTGTTGTTCATATATGCTTTGAGCTTTTTTATATTCTGTGCCTTCTTTTACTTCTTCAAGATCATCAAATTCCCCAACTCTTACCATTGTATGGGTTTTAAAATCACTTACAGTGCCAGTAGCACACCATTTTTGCCATGTTTCAGGCTCTGCATTAAAACCTTCCATTAACGATTTATTTGCTATATTTTGCAAAATAATAGGAAAATCACTTGTAGAATGAGTAAAAGCTCTACCTACAATATCCATCTTTGAATAACCTTTAAAAGCAACATTTGCTCTTTTTAAACATTCTTTAGCAATATCAAGTAGCGTCATATTGGCAAATTCTCTATATCCATCTAAAAGTTTCTTTTCGTTTGCATCAGAATACGGATTAATAATACCAGCTCTTACAATCATTGCATCTACAACAGCATTTCTAAACTTATCTCTTTCATCTTCAACAATATCTACTCTAACTGCCTGTCCTATTGGTCCATTCTGCTCTGATAGCTTATCAAGAATAATCTTTCTTGCTTCTTCAACTGTAGAACCTTTTTCGATTAAATTGCTTGACAGTTCAGTAAAACCAAACCTTTCACATAATGCAGAAATTTCCTTGATTCTCTGCCTTTCTTTTGCGATTATCTCTTTTGTTTCAATTTCTGTTTTTTCTGGCTCTGTCTTAGCAGGTGGTTGTTGGGTTCTTATCTCTGTTGTTTCTGTTTCTGGGACTTTAACATCTTCCTGTTTTTTCTTTTCTTTTGCCATTGATTTATCCTCCTTTGAAAAAGTATTCTCTTTTGTTCTACCAACTCCTACTCCTGGATCTGCAGGCACTGGAGTTAGTGATATTTCATGAACGCTCCATTTAGTAGCTATCCAAGCAGGCCCTTTAAAATCTTTGTATGTCTCATCTTCCTTTATCCTCATCCATTCTTGTATCTGATAGCCAACAGAAACACCTCTTAACAACTCTTCTTTAAGTTCTTGATATGCTTGCTTTGCAAGATCAGTATTGGCAAATTGTATTAAAGCTTTGCCTTTTTTGTCCTCAATCCATACCTTTATTGGCTTTGCAACTCTTTGATCTGGATTATGGTTTATGAGAACTGTTCCTACCTCTTTAATAGGTTTTAAATTAACAGATTTTTTTTCATGCAATAATATCTCTGTCCCAAACCATCTCTCAACTGGAGCTTCAGACGAAAAAGAGAGCTCAACAATTTTGTTTTCATCATCAACAATGCCTCTTGTATCTATTGCAAAAGTTCTCATAAGCTGAGTTTTTATAGGTGGAGTCTCAACTGATTCTCTTGGTTCTTGTAATTCTTCAGGCATTTTTACCTCCTTAAACTTTTTCTAAGACTTCTTTATCCACAAGCCCGAGGTGCTTTAAAAACTCTTTCTCTTTTGCTCTCTGTTTTGCTATTTCCTGCCAATCCTTTCCTTTTTGAGCACATATTTCAGATAAAGTAGTTGCACCTATCTCAAGCTCTGTTGATTTCGCTTTTATTTCTTTCAATGGATCAACCCAGTCATAACCTTTAAAAATCCATTCATGTTTTATGTATTTGCTTCGGTTCTGTTCATAATCAGGTATTTTTACGAGTTTGCTTAGAATTGAATAATCAACGAAAAGATTCCAGATAGGTCTTAAAAAATACCTCTCATCTGCTAAACGGAATGGTTTGAAATAATCTCTTAATTCTATTTCAGAATGTCTTGCACTTGAATAATTTACCTCAGATTTGTCACCAGTAATCTGTTCAAGGGAAAGCCCAAGGCTCCTTGCAATACCTTCTAATATAAAGTATGTAAAATCTTTAAAATTTCGTCCTGGTCTTTTAGGATCAATAACTTCTAATTCTTCATTTGGTCCAAGGAATTCCACCATTCCAGGGGCTATCTCAATCTCTCTTTGTCCATCTTCATCCGCATCAGTAAATCCCTGAAATCTTCCATACACATCGCTTGTTTTAATAGCTACGCCGAAACAAGCTTCTATTTTTTTTGCTATTAGCTCTGCTTCTATAATTTCACTTAAATTCATTGCATAAGGAATAGCAGGAGTAAGAAGAGGAATGCCGAGCAATTGCCCTGGTCGTCTAAATGGGGAATAATGTATTAAAGCATCTGCTGGAATTCTTTTCACATTTTTAGCAACTGAAATATAATTCTCTTGGGCATAATGTGTTTGAAAATGATAGGCTACAATAGCTCCTGTTGATACATCTATCTCAACTCCATGCAATATCTGATTTTTACCTTTAGGAGTGCCATTGCTTGAAAGTCTATCATATTCTAATATCTCCAAACAAAAAGGATTTATTCTTCGATTATCAATAACTTTTTTTATAAAACAACCGCCATCAAGAAAAAGTTTAAGATTTATAACCCTTTCTATGTCACCAAAATGATATTGTTCATAGAAATCTGCTTTTTCACACCAACTTTTAAATAAATCTTCGATATTTTTATTAAATTCTTCATTATCAGTCCTTGCTTGAGGCACACTTCCTGCCCCAATCATCCTGTTTATTATTGTTTCAACCGCTCCTTTAATAAATGGTTCATTCCAGTAAAGATAGTTTGCCCTTGCTCTTATTGTAGGAAGTTCAGAAAGATGAGCATTTGGTGAATTGCTTGAAGCTAACCAATGATCATAAGGACGAGACTTACTTGCAGCTTTGTAATATCTTTTTTTTGTCTCTTTTTTTGAAAAAAGATTTTTAACTTTTTTAAAAAAATTCATTTTGGGAAATTAAACCTCACCATAACAGATGTTTTATAATTATTAGATTCTCTTGCTTTTTTTGCAAGCATCCTGTCTTGATAGTCGGCAAGATCTCTAAAGCGTGGTCTCCTCACTCTCTTACCATTAATTTCATATTCCTGGACTTCAAGAATATCAGAAAGAGAGTCCTCTATTTTTTCTAATATTTCATCATTAGTCATTGGCTTTCTCCTTTTACTTAAAGGATAAAAACAAAAGACAACAATTTCAAGCGTTTTTGCTATTTTTGAAAATTTTAGCTTTTTTAATACTTTTGATGATTTTGATAATTTTGATTTTTATTCTAAAAAGGCTTGATTTTTGCTTGTGAGCATAATATTTTAAATTGATTTTTTTATTAAAATTATTTAAAGAACGATATGGAAGTAAGTCTTATTTCTGCTGAACTTTTATTAGAAAAATTTTTTAAATTTTTCAGAAAAGAAAAAAAGATTGATAGCGAGCTTTTAAAAAAATTCATATGTCATCATCAAGGAGAACTAATTCAATATTTTTTTATTGCTTCCGAACGACATAAAGTATTAAAAGAATCGTTAAAATCAAAAACATGCAATAAAGAAGTCATAAAAGAAAAAATTAGAGAATTAACAACTTTTCTTAATAGTAAATTTGAAAATGTTTCTATATGGTCATTTGATATAATTAAACAATCTTTTAAAGAAAGAGATAAAATTCTCCCAAGAGTTTGTTTAAAAGCCAATTATCGTCCCGAACAGAATCTTATCGCTCCATTATTTAGAGATAAAAATGTTGGTTATGATTCCACTTGTAATATAGAAGAAAATACTGGATTTAAATATATCAAGGGCAATGGAAGGTATTTTATTGAAAATAACATACCCCTATCAATAAAAAAAGAAAAATACAATAATCCAAGGATAAATAAGGATCGTGCTAAAAAATATAAAGATATTTCTTGGAAAAAGTTATTTTCAAAAAAATATTATGATGAAAATTGGATAAAATGTTGGAATATGCTAAATAATGTTGAACCTGATTGGAAGTCTTGTTATAAATCAACTTTAATTATACCATTAACTTTATTCAATAATCCTCTTTCAGATGAATTTAAAGAAAAATTTAAATTAGAAGAAGTTCAACGAATTATTTTTGGATATTTATGCTTAGATCATATAAAAATTAATTATTTTAATGAAGATATTGACATAGATTTAGGATATATTTTTGCCGATATATTATCTTTATACCTATTGGTAAGGGCAATATTTATAACTCAGTCAACTACTTATAAAGAAGCTATAGAATTTTTAAAAAATGATACTTGATTTTTCTCTGAAATTATTATATTAATAAAAAAGGTATTTATAAAATCAAACAACAATGATGAAAACAAAAAAAACAGAAATCCAAATAACAACTAATAATCAACTTTATTATGTTGATGATAATTTAGTTGATTTTGCAAAAAAATATAATTCTGCCCACAATAAACAGGAAACAACCAAAAATTCATCCAAATCAAAAAAAACAACAAAAAGCAATATTTTATTGTCAAAAGTGTTTCAAATTTTATTATTACCTTTTTTTTATTATTTTCTAAAAAAATAATATGTGTAAATATTTACTCACTCCCCTTCACCCTCCTCAACTGCCTTATAACCTGCTGGGCTTTACTTTTTAGCATTACTTCATCTTCAGCATTTGCTAAATTTTCAAGGTCTACTATTAGAGCTTTAAGTTTAAAATATTCTGCTATTAGTTTTTCAAAATCAATTTTAACAAATAACTCATGCAAAGCATTTAATACAGGTATCATTGGGCTGTCCTTTAAATCCCAATAACTTTTAAATGAACCTGGGAGCAGATATTGTCCCTCATTAATTGCTATCTCTTCAAAAGGTTTTTTCTTTTTATTTTTTTCTAATTTTTGAGGCAAAAGACACTGAACAGGTTCAGGCTGTTTTTTAGGGTCAAATCCTATTTTCTTGAAACCGTTTTGAATATGTTCAACTGCCTTTATGCTAATCTCAAGACATTTAGAAATATCATTCATACTAAAATCATTTCTCCAGAGCTTTAAAAACTTTTCAAAAAAACTGATCGAATAATTATACTTGGTTGCTTTTTTCATATATGCTACTATATACTCATCATCTGTGGTAAATTGTGGGTAGGTGGGAGCCTCTTGTCTAATTTCATACTTACCTGTTTTTCTGATTGAAGGCAATACTTCACCTGTTACCCATAATTGAAAATCTACTGCTTTAGGCTTTCTTGATTGCATTATTAAAAGATAAAGTCCTTGCTCATTGATAATATTAACCTGCTGTTTTCCACCGTTAGTTAAAAGGGGGTAACTTGAAGTGACCCCCTTTGCTTTTTCTTTTAAGTCTTTTAATGCTTTTTTATCATTTTTAATCTCTAAAGCCTCACACACATCTTTAGCAACAAACCAAGGCTCATTATCTTTTTTTAATACTCTGATTTGACCAAAAACTTGATTTTTGAATTGGATAAGATTTGACATGATTGCCCTCCTTGATTTCATTTTTGAAACTTTTGGAGGGCATATAACTCAATATTGAAATATTGTCAAGATATTTTATTCATAAATGAAATATTTTTATTTAAAAATCTTCATTATTGATATTTTCAAGTGTTTTTTTTAATAGAAATAATACTTTTAGTTTTTCTTTCAATTCTTTATTTTCTAATAGTAAATTTAGTGCAATTTTAGCTGTTTGTGGTATTTCATCAGTTGATGCCCATCTGCTTACTGTTCCAGCGGGAACCCCAATCCTCTCCGCCAATTCTTTTTGAGTAATTCCTAATTCTTTACATACTTGCTTGACTATATTTTCAGATTTATCTTTCATAATTTGCTCCTATCATTTTCAGATAAATTTGTCAAAAAATATCTATATTCACAAATCTTTATTTCCACGATAATTTTTCTAAAATTTTTTGTTTCAACATAATATCTTCCCATTACTTTATAAGCATTCAATTTACCCTCTCGAATCCATCTTAGAATGGTGCTAATACTAACATTCATTCTTTTAGCTGCTATATTAGTTGGAATAATATCTTTATTTTTCAATTTCTTTTGAAACTCATCAAAAATGATATTTTCTGTCTTTATTTTATCCAACTACTCCTCCTTTTTAGCCATGATTTTTTGTTATTTCTTAATAAATTTGCTTTATTCTTACCATTTTCATGGTCTTTATGCTTTTCAAAAAACTTTTCAAGAACTTCAAAATTTGGTTTTAATATCTCAAGTGCAGCCAAAGCATATACTCTTAAATCAAGTGCTTCATTTCTTTCTCTAATTTTTTTCCATACATATACAGGGAAACCATTTTTATAACGTCTAATTAATTTTTCTGCTGTAAGCTGTCTAAAATATTCATTGTCATAGCTCTTATTAAAGTGCATATAACCTGGACCTTTTTCTTGTATCTTCATTCGTGCAAATATAGTTTTCTTTAAAGTATCTGTGCCAAGAGTAAAAAGTAACACCTTGCCTTGATTACTCCTTGATGGCCTTGCAACAGTGGGAGCACCAGCAGTATTAGCACCTTTTACCGCATAAATATGCCTTGCTTCTTTATCTCTTACATAATCATAAACAGCTTTTGTTTTATAGCCACTATCAATGCAGCAGCAAGAAATTTTAAGATTCATCCCTTTACTATGCGGAAAGCTTGAAGATAAATACATATCAAGATGAGCCCAAACATCTGATTTTTCAGGGTTGCCATAAAGAATTTTATGCTCAATCCCCCAACTTTCCTCACCATGGCCCCAGCCTACAACATCTATTTCAATTCTATCTTCCTGCACATCAACGCCAGCTGTAAGTATAAGAACACCTTCAGGGACTCCCTCATAATCTTCAACTCTTTCAAATAACGCATGATCTTCTATAACCTCTCCTTCTTCTTCCCATGTTTCACCCATACTGGTATTAGTCCATACCTGGAGCCTATTAGCATCTTTTTTGGCCTCAAGAAAATCTGATACTATTTTTTCTAACGCAACCCAAGGGCTGTATAGTTCGTTTATCCAAAAACCAGCAATATTTTTTGTGTCTTTTTTTGAAATCCACTTACCTTTTGATATTGCATGATATCTTTTTGCATCATTCCACTCTTTTTCACAACTTTTGCATTGATAAACTGCTGTTTTTGGATTCTTATCTTTCCATTTCACATACCCCCATTGTAACACCTGAAATTCACCACAAAAAGGACATGGAACATAAAATTTACGCTGATCGCTCTCTTCATAAGCTTTTTCTATTCTTGATAATCCCTTAATTGTAGGAGTTGAGCAAAGAAATATTTTCTTATCCCAAAATGTAGTTGTTCTTTTTATAGCAAGATTTACAGGGTCCCCCTCTACACCTGCTGTTGCAGGGTATCTATCAACCTCATCACATAGTAAAATCTTAATAGGTCTTGACGCTAAGGAAGCAGGAGAATTGGCTCCAGCCATAGTTATATGCCCACCAGGGAAAACTTTATGCAATATAGTGCTGTTAGACTTCCTTGATTTCAAATCTCCTACAATATCTTTCAATACAGGTGTATCTTTAAACATTGGCATAAGCCTATCCTTTGAAAAAGTCTGAGCCATTTCAAGAGTTGGTTGCAACACAAGAATAGGGGAAGGTTCATAATGAACATAGTATCCAATAATATTCTCTAATATTGATGTCTTACCTATCTGGCTTGAACTCATTACCACTACTTTATTTATTCCATGTTCGTTTAAAGCATCCATTATACCTCTTTGATATTCTGCTCTTGATGTTCGCCATTTACCAGCTTCACTTGATGAAATTTTACTTAAATATCTGTATTTATCAGCCCACTGGCTTATTGTTTGCTTTGGTTTTGGCTGAAAAAATTTTAAAAAATTATTTACCATTCTCTATTTCCTCAAAATTTGTTATTTTATCAGCCTTTTCCTTCCATTTTTTTCTATTTACATGCAAATCTTCTATTGCTTCATTAATAGCTTCAAGCAAAATATCTTTAATCTCAGCCATTTCTTTGCCATAGCAAAGTGGAGCAACTTTATTGGGTATTACATAAAGCCTTTGCTTTACTATTGTTGCAAGCTGTGCAGCTTCTCTTGCTACTTGTTCAGTGGGGACTAAGCTGCCTCTTTTCTCTGCAAGGTCGAGCTCTTTTAATTCTGCTTCGGCTAATTCTTTTCGCTTTCTAACCTCTTCAAGAGTAAAGTCATCGTAAGAACTATTATTTACTTTAGGAAGTAGCTTATTTTTTGTATTTGAAAGCCATTTAACAACATCTGGCATATAAAATTTATATTCTTTACCTTGACCACCTTTTTCTTTATATGGCAAACCTTTTGAAAGCCAATTATCAATAGTTGTAATAGATACATCGCATAATTTAGATAGTTCTTTTTTTGATAAAAAATTTTGTATTTTTCTTGCCATTTTGTAACACCTTAATTTTACTTATTATCTAAACAACAACCTATAAGAAAAACTTATAGCTACAAAAACGCTGCACCTCGCACTATCCGAACCTTGATATTTTTTTATAAGGACCCGTTAATAGTTTATTTTGCTTAATTTCCACTTAAAATATTCCTCACTTCTCCTGTCAAAATTTTTATAAAAACTTTATCTGATTCTTTTGCTAACAATATTAGGTAAATCAAATCTTTTCTTGTAAGCTGATTCATTTACAAAGAAAAATATAGGTCTAATCTTAAAACCATGAATATCAGTTTTTTCATAAATGCCAGGATAAAGATGTTCTGTCCTTTCAGAAGGCCGTTTCGATGATACTATGAAATAAGCTTTGCCTTTATA